TGGTTTTCTTCCCGTCTGCACCGCGGTTTACGGCAAGGTATTTCACGAGGTCAACAGCCAGGCCGCGCTCGTCAAAGATGGGGAAAACGATGGACGCTCCGAATTTAGAATGCGTCATCTGCTGCACGCGATATGCGCGGAGAATGGCGGGGTCGAGCTTGCGGGTTTTGGTGAGGTAGTCGTAAACAGGTCCGCCCGATTCTAGTTCAGAGTGTTGGTCGAGCGTAGGGCGGACGAACTTCTTGGTTGGGGTGGCGGTTTTGAACTGTCCTTCGTTGCGCTCCTCTTTCACCCCGAGGAAGTCACGGGCTTGGCGTAGAGCGGTTACGAAGTCGCAGCCCTTGGCGAATTTCCAGAGGTCGAGCAAGTCGCCCTTTTCATCGCCGGCGAAGCGCGCCCAAAGGCCAGCGCGTGATCCGGTCAAGTGGATTTTGAGGGAAGAAGGGTCGGACACCGCCCATTCACTGCCAACGCGCTTCCCGTTCGGGAAAAGCATGGTGGCGACAGCTTCTGCCTGAGCTGCGAGCATTTCAGATATTTCTTTTGCGGTTTTCATTAGCGGTAGAGGGGGTTAATTGTGTGATCTTCGGGCGTGAGCAGCGGTCTTTGATTTGATTGATGGCCGATTTTATAGCCGCTCGTTTTCCAGTTCCTCACGGCAGCTTTCCAGTCTTTCATTTTCGACTTACCTACCATCCATCCCTTTTGGGCGTATGAGTTGCACCACGCTTCGCCGTTCAATGGGTATCCGATTTCTTGCGAGTAGGCTTCGACTTCTTCAGGCGACGGAGGAATGAATACTTTGCTCACACGCACGGGCAGAGGCGAAGCCGATTGCCCCTCTGTGTGTATTTCTTCTTTCTTCTCTTCTCTTCTCTTCTCTGGTAACGGTTTTTGTAACGCTTCGTCCGTTACATCTGTAACGGTATCGGCGTTACTGTTGTTCCGATGATTTGCTACCCGACGATTTGTATTTGCCCGTTCCTTAGCTGTTTGTGAGCAATGGCGACCAAACTTCGGGAATGACAATACACCGTCGGCTGAGTTAAGCCAGCCAACCCGAATCATGGCGTTTGCAAACCCAGTAACACCAGACAAACGATCAATCGCCGGAATAGACGTTACAGATGTAACGCCGTCACCGTTACAGTTTCGAGTTGCCCATGCCCAAATGCGAAGGAGTTTTCCAGCAACGGCGTCACCGTCTAGTTTCAAGATGTCCGCAATCTGCCAAACTTCTGGTTTGTCGGGCATATTCTCTTCAACTTTTATCCAGTCTCCAGCCATGTTAGTTTGCTCCTTCCATTTTGAAATCACGAACCGCTTTGCGCAAAAACCTTATGACTTCAGGAACGTCGCGCCTGCCGATTGTAATATATTGGGCATCGTTGCCCATCTGATCGTCTTGCTCTAAGGTTATGCCGCCTTCGCGGTTCGCAAAAATCCTCAGCTCCATGCGATTAGGGAAAACGATGGATTCTTCTTCTGGCTCTGGTTGGTCCGACATGGTAAAAAAACCACCACACCTGCCGCGCTGAAACTCGGCTATCCCTTTAGGAAGCTCACGGCAGGTTGGTGAAATTGGGTCGCTATCGTTGAAGCAGGGTCTCAGTCCGCTTTGAAGCCCAAAGGAAACATTACCGTAGCGGGCCGTCAAGCGAATTCCCTAAGGTTTAGGGAAGTATTTTTCATGAGGGCACAAAAAAGCCCGACGTGCTAGGTCGGGCGCGGGTGGGGTGGGGTGGTTTACCTGCGAACGAAGCAAAGAGCCAAGCGGCAAGCGTGCTTGAAGACGAAAGCGATTGCGGCACCTGCGAGAAGGCCGAGTGTCCATCCAAGGCCAGCGATCAAGGCGATTTTTAGGGCGAGCATGGTTTAGCGGGTCGGAATTATGGGGCGCGTTACCTTGGTTGGCGCAAACAGCGAGTTAGCAATTTGCTTTGCGCGGATTCGTGCATCTTTGCGAGTGCGGAAAAGCTCGTATGTGGCAACGTGCCAGCGACCAGACGAAAGCCGCAGTATCATCCAGGGCGTTTCAGTATCGGGGACGTAGAAGCTCGGCACGCGCTTGCGGGGCGCGTAAGCGGGATCAATCGTCGTGTTATCGACCGTTTGAGTAGGCGGAACGCACTCTAGCTGCTTGCGGCCAAACCAGCGTGCGAATGTCGGGATGTGCTTTTGGTAGTTCATGGGTTTTCTTCGTTCAAATTGGCGTCGGGGTGAAAAAATAAAGCCCATGCGGTCGGCACGGGCTTTAGTGGGTTGGCTGTTACAAGACCGGCGCAAAAGGAATATCTTGGCCGTCATCAGCCGGACCCGCTGGCGAGTGCGTCGGCTTGCCTCCGCTGCTTCCGGTTGTCGGCGTGCTAAGATTCGCAAGCTGATCCTCCGTAGGCTGATTGCTTGCCGTCTTCGCCTTTGGTTCGCCTTCAAGGTAGTAGGCAACCTCGTTCTTAGGGTCAAAGAACTTGCCGGTAGGTTGGCCCGTAACTTTGTCCTTCATCTCCTGCGCCTTCCCTTGCTTGACCTTGGCCCAACCAGAGCGGCCAAGGAAGTCCTCCGCTTCGATTTTACCGCTCTCATACTTGGCACTAAGGCCACATGCACGGCACGCCTCAAAAATCTTCTTATCGCCAAACTGACTACCCCCAACGAGGTAATCACGGAGCGCGAAGATTGAGCCGTTGGCGTCGTAAAAGTTGAGGTCGAGAACGATCATATCTTTCCCGCTGCTTTTGCTTTGGGAGTCGTGAGCGTTGGCAACCTCGAAGGCGTAAGCTCCCTCGGGTTTAAGGCGCATGAGCGCGATTTCAGAAGCGGTCTTAGGTGTGAATTGCATGGTAGTAAATTAGGCGGCGATTTTCTTGCGGAGGAAGTCAATGACTTTGGCGATCTGGTCGGAAGTCATTTCGGCCCACGTTGCGACGTTGGCTTTATCAAACCACTTCTGAATATCGGCGGGGTCAGTCTTAACGAGGTCAAGCAGCTTCGTAACCTCGGCAACCTGCTCGGGCATTGCCAGCGTGATGCTTTCGGCGTTGGCCTCAACCGACTCTTTTCCGTGGCGGGCCGCAAACTCGGCGTAGTCGAGCGGGAATGAATCAGCATCCGGGAAGCCGGTGAGCCGTGATTTCTTGACCAATGCGACACGCTGCGGGCCGCGCTTCGTAGCTTGGACGGCAAGGTCCAGCTCATAAATCAGCTTGTCCCACACGTCGGCAACGCGGCCAATCTCGGCACGCTGTCCATTAACGATACCCCATTCCGCCGTTTCGTGGCAGATAAACCAGATATTCATGTCGAGTCGGCTCGCCCACATGACGAGGCGGCGCATGGCGGCTATTGCGGGTTTCTTGCTCGCACCGAAAGCATCCTTGTCGCCAAGGCGTTCAGCTTCGGCGGCAATGGTGCTTTGGAAGAGCTTTGTGAGGCTATCCACGATAAGCGTCTTGAAGCCGTGTTTCTCGGTGGCGAGCGCCTGCATTTGGTCGATGAGTGTATCAAATGAAAGGGTGCCGTCTTCCGGCCCCATGTATGCGCCGCCGGACTTCTTTAGAAGATCACGGTATTGCGGACCTTTCGCGCCGCCTTCTACGTCAAAATAATAAGGCGCGGGGAAGGAAAGGGCCAGCGTGGTCTTGCCAACGCCGGAGACGCCGTAGAGAACGGCCTTGATCTTACCTTGTTTTACGAGTTCAGGAGCTTTTGCTTTTAGTTTAGATGCCATGATGTTTGTGTATTTCGTTTCGGTTTGTGTGCGGAAAATTAGTTTGCCAGCAGCTCGCCGTTATCGTCAACGGACCGGCTGGCATACATATCGGGAGCTGCGTAGCCGAGGCTGTTTAGGTTCTGCTCGGCAACCGCGCTGCCGTCTTTAAGCGGCGTCTTTGGCGTGGCGTAGGTGCTGCGGAATGCTTCGGCGTGCGCGTCGAAAATTGAGGGTGATGTGTTCATAGGTCGTCTTTGCGTTCTTTGTTGCGGCTGTCAAATGCGTGTTCGTGCGGGCGGTGGTAGCTGAGGGCGTTTTTGGCGGATTCTAGCGACTCCTCAAGCGAAGTCGGCGCGTGGATATGAAGCGCGGCGGATTTGTCCAAAAACTGGTCAACTTCCGCGATCAGCTCTGCCAATGCTTTGGCGTGCGTGTGGTTGTTTTTCATTTCGACGCAGACAAAAACAGCGTGCCCCCTCGCAATCAAGTTTTTTCGCTCACAATTATTTTCACGCGCCTTTTCCCATAGGTAAATATCCAGTTTTTGAATACACTTTCACGCGCCTTCTCAAAAATAAAACTTGCGTAGCGGGCACGCTTTAATCCTTTCTCGTCACATCACCCATGACCGACCAATCCCCCGCACAAAAAGAACTCGCCGCCTTTCTCGCATGGCGGCACGGAAGCGCAAAAGGCGGGCGCAACCGATGGAAAGGCACAAGCAAGGCTAAACGATCAGAGGAAATGCGCCGCGTTGCGCTCTCAAAACATGCAAAGCAAACTCGACGGCCTGGATAACTGCCCACTGCACAAGCGGACTCCGTTCGTAATCCGCAATGTGTCGGCGACGCAATTTAGCGTCGCCCGCTATTCGGGTGGATGCACCTACAACGGGGATCACTTCATTTACGTTGCGCCGACTGACGAGCTGATACGCGCCGATGTGCTCAAGTGGAAAAAGAAGGCTCAGAAAAATGTCCCCGTGCCTAACGCCCAAGATGAGCCGTCCGACATGCTGGACGAGCTTCAGTTTTTGCCTTTGCCGCACGACAAAGTTCAGGGACACGGCGGGAACGTAGCCCAATAACCAATCAACCAAATGAAAAACCAACTGACTCAATTCGCGGCTCGCAGCCGTGTTCTCCTGCAACGCCTTGTTGGGCTCGTTCCTTATGTGCGCGAGCTAGAGGCCGACAATGCCCGTATCCGAAAAGACTTTGGCGAATTGTCCGCAAACCGTGTGACGCTTTATGAGATCGCCGTTCGTAACGGATGTTTGACCGCCGAACTCGGGAGCGAAGCCGCACGGATGATTGCCGAAAAGTTCGGGATGCTGCTCCGCGAGCACGGCGCGGAGAACTACCTAGAAATGCAATTCCACTCGCCGAAAGTGCTCGGGGAAACGCTCTGCCTTACGCTCAAATGGGAAGCCGGTAAAACGCCCCACCAGAAACGCATAGAAGCCGAGCGTGAACGCGACGAACTCAAGGCTCGTTTATCTGCCTTGCCTAACGCCCAAGATCAGCCATGAGCGCCGAATACAACTGCCCTCCCGTATGCAAGAAATGCCACCGCTGTCATCGTGGGCCATGCCAGCCGGACGGCCACGCTCATTGTGCTGCATCGCATGGTTCGGCTCCGTAATTTATTTTGAGAATCTTTGATTTCGCGCTTGCAATCAATCAAACACGCGGGCAACGTCTGACACATGAACCACACTCTACCAGCCGAAGTCACCGAACGCATCGCCAGCCTCAAGGGCCAAATCGCCTACGCAGTGAGCGCCGCCAGCACCCAGGGCCTCGCGGTCTGGGAGCAGCGCGAATACATCGCCGTAAAGGCGATGGCCGAAAAAGAACTCGCCAACCTACGGGCCTCACACGCCTCCATCGGCATCCTCTGGGCATGACACGCGGCGGAAAACGCCAAGGGGCGGGCCGCAAGCCCGCTCCCGCCCGCGCCGGAATCACGGTGAGGGTGGACACCGCCACCGCCGCCCGCTTCGTGGCCTACTGCGCAGCAAAGCACATCAGCCAATCCGCGGCTTTCACTGCGTGGGTTTCTCGTCTGCCGAACGACAAGATCAGCCATGAGCGCCGAATACAACTGCCCTCCGCCCTGC